GGACGATCAACGGCGAGGACATGCTGGCCGCCATGCGCCGCTGCCACGCCGGCGACGACCCGGAGCTGGTCTACCTGGAGCTGATCGCCAACAGCGACAGCACCGACTACGGGGCCGACTGATGCCCCACCGGCCCGGGGTCGACGACAACCAGACGCTCCAGGCCCTCATCGACGTATGGCGTAAGGCGGCCGACTCGATCGACCAGCGCCTGGCCCAGGTGTTCGCCCGGATCCGCCGGGAACTGGCCGGCGAGGTGATCAACCGCAACACCATCCAGCGCCTGCGGGCCCAGGCCGACCGGCTCGACGGGCTGGCGGTGCAGATCGAACGCCAGATGGCCCGACTCACCGAGGCCACCACCGAATGGGCCGCCACCGGCCTACGGGACATCTACGCCGCCGGGGCCGGGGTGACCGCCGTGGCCACCGGGGTCCCGTTCGCCTTCACCGCCCCGCACGTGGCCGCCATGGAGGCCCTGAGCGCCGACCTGTTCGGCGACGTGCTGACCGCCACCCGGTTCGTGACCACCGACGCCAAGCGGTTCGCCCGCCGGGTCGGCCGGGAGCTGTCCGTGGTCAAGGTCGGCACCGGGGTGCCGGTCAAGGCCGGGGCCCGGGACCTGGCGTCCGAACTCGCCGACGGGTTCGAGCGCCGCGGCATGGGGGCCGTGGTCTACCGGGACGGGTCGCGGCACAGCTTCGGCGAGTACGCCGAGATGCTGCTGCGGACCAAGACTGGCGTGGCCTACAACAGCGGCACCACCAACCACGCCCGGGCGCTGGGCATCCAGTTCTATGAGCTGCTGGACGGCTCGATGTGCGGGCTGACCAGCCACAACGACCCGATGCTGGCCAACGGGCTCATCGTGGACGCCGACACGGCCGCATCCTGGCCGCTGGCTCACCCCGGGTGCCGGCGGGCGATCAACCCCCGCCCCGACCTGACCCCGGACAACGTGGGCGAGGCGGTGTCCGTGCAGGCGCCCGAGTCACGGGCCGACCAGGCCGCCTTCGAGCGGGCCCTGGCCGCCCAGCAACAGGCCCGGGCCGGCCGCCGTGAAAGGCGCCAGCGCCGGGCCCGGGTCTAGTCCCAGGCGTCCTCTGCCCGCTGCGGGGGGTCTACCTCGTTCCACTCGCCCACGAGCCGCCAGCGAGCCACGGCCAGGTGGACGGGCACCTCCACCGTCTCCATCTCGTGGACCGCTATCGGCTGCGTCTCGCCAGCCACGGCCAACCGGGTGACACCGGTATCCCGACCGTAGGTCGCCGTCCCGGTCAACTCGCCGCCGTCGTCGGGGCCCCATAGCAGCCGGAAGCCCTCGGGTACGTCGGCGGGATCGTCGGGCACCCACTCGTGCCAATGCTGGACCGCCCAGCCCGGCTCGTGGGCGCCCTCAGGTGGGATCGGTGCCGCCATCAGAACGCCAGACCGGCGAACGGGTCGACCAGGCGCAGCGTGTTGATCTTCACGTCCAGGCAAACGGCGATGTAGGGGCGGGACTCGCCGAAGGTGGTGGGCTCGTCGCCACCGTTCAGGAGCTGATCCTGGATGCCGAGGGCGGTCCACCAGGCGGCCCGGTCCTCGTAGGTGCCGTCCTCGAACAGGTAGCGGCGTAGCAGCTCCAGGCCCTCCACCAGGTTGGTGGCCGGGAACTGCGGATCGGGGACGATCGAGTGCTCGGCCATGTGGACCAGGGACTCCAGGGCCCGCTTGGCCTTGGCCTGGACGTTGGCCTCGTGGCGGCTGGAGCGGGAGAAGGTGTTTGCGCTGCTCATGCCACGATCGTACCGTCCATTACCCAAATGGTCAATAGCAGGTCAGAGTGGGCAACGTGGGTGATCCTGCTGGGCGTCTACGGTGGCCTGATGCCGTGCCGCCTCATGGTCCACCTGTCCGACACCCCCCAGGCCCGGGTCGTGCTCACCACCGCCGCCGGCCAACTGGTCGACCTGACCGAGGACGTGCTGGGGCTCCACTTCGAGGTCGACCCCCAGGTGGGCTCGGTCGTCACGCTGACGCTGCGGGCCGGGACCGACATCGACTTCCCGGTGGAGCGGGTCCAGGTCACCGGTAACCCGCTGGAGGGCCTGACCGCCAACGAGCTGGACGGCCTGGCCGCCTCGGCTGGCATGTCGTCCGGGCCCGGGGCGGCCATCCTGGCGCACCTGCGGGCCCGCCTGGGCATCGTGGGATAATCGGGCATGACCCTGCGCCTGGTGCACGACTACGGCGCCCGCCAGATCGAACGGCGGGCCATGGTCGACGAGTGCGTGATCACCACCGCCGTGTCCGCCTCCGGCACCCTGGACGAGGACACGCTGGCCGTCACCTTCACCGAGCCGACCGTGCTGTACGCCGGCCCGTGCTCGGCCGCCTGGAACACCTCCGGCCAGCGGCTCACCACCGACGGCGGCGCCGACCAGGAATGGCCCGAGCTGATCGTGCGCCTACCCCGGGACACCTCGGCCGGCGTGCTGCCCGGCTCGGTGCTGACGTTCACCACCAGCGACCTGGACCCGTCGCTGGTGGACATCGAGCTGGAGGTGCTGGACGTGCAGCTGGAGACGCACCGCATGTCCCGTCGGGCGCTGTGCCGCCGCCGACGGTCGTTCGCCACCACCGGCGGGCTGGCCTCGTGATCCAGGTGTCCGCCATTGTGCAGGGCCTCCCCGCGGTGCACCGCGCGCTGGCGCTGGTCGGCGGGCAGGTGGACGCCGCGGCCGAGCAGGGGATGGCTCGGGCCGTCGCCGGGGGCGCATCCATCGTGCGCGGTCACGCCTCTGGCCGGCCCGGGCCCAGGAACATCACCGGCGACTTTCGCCGGACCATCACCGGCCAGTCCGAGCGGCACGGCAACCTGGTCGTGGGCCAGATCGGCACCAACGCCGCCCAGGCCGCCCGGTTGGAGTACGGGTTCATGGGCCGCCGGGACGTCTTGGGACGTCTGTTCCACCAGCCGCCCTACCCGTACATGGGGCCGTCCGAGCCGGAGGTGCGGGCCCTGGCCGTCCGGGAGATCGAGGCGGCCGTGAAAGAGCGGCTGAAGTGACCGCGGTGGACGCCTCCCGGGTCACCGACGCCGTGGTGGCCCTCCTGCGGGCCGAGTCCGGGCTGCTGGTGGGCGACGGCACCCCACCCACCCCCGAGACCGCCAGCGACACCCTCTCGCTGCGCACCGGCTATCTGCTCGTCTACCAGGTGCCGGTCGGCATGGCCTACGAATCCGAGGGCCTGGGCGGCCAGTCCGAGGCCATGACCCGCTGCCGGTACCAGGTGAACGCGGTCGGCATCCAACGCAACCAGGCCGAACGGATGGCCGAGCGGGCCGTCAAGATCCTGGTGGACCGCACCGCCGGCACCTACACCCACGCCCTGACCGTGACCGGCCACGACGTGCTCGAGCGGTGCCGGGCCGGTCAGGTGCCCCTCGACGCCTCCGATGGCACGTTCGTGGCTGGCGGGCTGGTGGACGTGGTGGTGAACGTCTCGGCCTAGCTCGCACCCCGCCCGCCCCTAGGGCTGGTGCGATGGTGGCGCCATGTCCGTTACCGCTCGACTTTCCATGTCGTTCACTGCCACGCACACGGCCTCTGCGCCGACGATCGACCTCGGTACGGGCACGGCCCAATCCGTGGCCATCACCAGCTCCAACGATGTCAGCCTGACCGACGGGACCACCGCCGGCAAGGTCGACCGGGTGTTCAGCGACCGGCGCACCCTGACCGCCAGCGCCACCGAGGATCTAGACCTGGCCGGCGTGCTGACCGACGCGTTCGGCAACACCATCACGTTCGCCAAGATCAAGGGCATCAAGATCAGCGCCGCCACCGGCAACACGAACAACGTTGTCGTGGGCGCGGCCAGCTCGAACCAGTGGGCCACGCTGCTGAACGCCGCCGGCACCATCACCCTCAGGCCGGGCGCCGCCTTCGCCGCCATGTCCGGCTCGGCCGACACCACCGGATGGGGCGTCACCGCCGCCACGGGCGACCTGCTCAAGATCGCCAACTCGGGCGGCACCACCGGCGTGACCTACGACATCGTGATTGTCGGCACCAGCGCCTGATGATGCGGGCGAGGCGCACCCCGCCCCCCGCCCCGGTCCGATCCACCATGGCACCTAACGTCCAACCCAAGGAGTAGAACATGGCCCGCGGCATTCTGCCTGGCTCCATCGCTGCCCGCTGGCTCACCGTCGCGCCGGCCAGCCTCACCGCCCCCTCCCAGGCCGAGCTGAACGCTGGCGTGGATGTCGTCGGCTCCGAGCTCGACGAGGAACTGGCCGAGCTCAACGGCTGGGTGGTGGAGAACAACGTCATCCCGACCCCCGGCTACAACACGAACAAGGTGGGCAACGTGGGTGGCGATCAGACCTACCCCGCCAGCTCCATGGCGTTCTACAAGGACAGCGTGGTGGAGACGATCTTCAACGCCCTGCCCGACGGGACCGCCGGCTGGATGGTGATTATGGACGACGGCCAGGGCGCCGGGAAGTACTGCGAGACGTTCCCCGCCTCGGTGCTGACCCGGACCCGTTCCAAGGATCGGGGCGCCAAGAAGTTCATGGTGAACTTCGCCCTGAACGGCGCGGCCATCGGCACCCAGGGCGCCTAGTCCCCGGGCCCCCGGTGCGCTGCGCGGCTTCCAGGGGCCCGGGGGCACCGGCCGAGCGCCCGGCATCGGCGGGGGCCGAACATCCACGGCGGATCGGCCCCCGCCATCTGTTCGCCATCGACCGGCCCAGGGAGGCCCGAATGCGTCGAATCCTGCTGGCCGCCCTCGCCCTCGTGGTCGGGGCCGCCGTCGCGACCGGGAGCTCCCCCGCCTCGGCCGAGGCCACCTGGTGGCAGCCCACACCGGCCGCACCGCTCGCCCTGCACTGGGTGCTGTCCGACCCGCTCGACCTGTCGAACCCGGTCGCGATGGGCCTGCGGGACTTCAACGGCAACCCCCTGCCCGCCCCCGACGTGTATGACATC